GTTCTCCACGATCCTTACCGGATTCATGGTCGCCATTCCCGCGTTCGCAGAGGCGTTCATCGCACTGGGCACCTGGGCCGAGGCCGAGGGTGCCCCGGCGGTCGGCGGTCCCCCGTCCGAGGTCGTGGACTCCGAGTGCGACCCGGAGGCCGACGACTACGAGGACTGCCTGGCGAAGAAGCGCGAGGGCATGGAGGCCGAGGTCGTCGGCCTGATGACCAAGGGTCTGGACGAGTTCGTCTCGGACAAGCCGTGGTCCCAGTTCACCCAGGCCGACTACACCGACGACCAGTGGTACGCCGCCTGCGTGCTGCACAAGAACGGGCAGTCCAAGGCGAAGGGCGACAACGGCCTGCCGATCAAGGAGCCCGGTGGCGCGCTGAACCGGAACGGGGTGCACGCCGCCGCTGGCCGGTTCAACCAGGTGGACGCCCCACCGGAGGCCAAGGCCGCTGCCGCCCGTGCCCTGCGCGGTGCATACGCCACCCTCGGCGAGGACCCGCCGGACGCCATCAAGGCCGTTTCAGATTCTGAAACGTTCGGGCGCGGGCCGGGCTGGCTCACCAACCCCGCCGACACCAAGCGGCTTCACGACTACTGGACGAAGCCCGGCCACGAGGGCTACGCGAAGGTGGGCTGGGGTACCCCCGGCGACTTCCAGCGCTGCCGGGTGGAGATCGGCGAGGAGATCGGCGAGAACTCCCCCGACAAGGTGCGGTTCCTCAACCAGATTTGCGCGCAGTGGCACCACGACGCCACCGGCTTCTGGCCGGGGGACGCCCCTGCTGAGCGGGTCGCGGCCAGCGGGGGACCAGCGGCGCCCGCACTCTCGCTGGTCGCGTCCGTCCCGTACGCCCCGGCGGAGTGGTTCACCGACCCGAAGTTCACCGCCCTCACCCCGGTCACGGTCACCGAGGAGGGCCGGGTGTTCGGTCACCTGTGCGGCTGGGAGACCTGCCACACCGGGTTCGACGGGGTGTGCGTGGCCCCGCCGCCCAACGCCTCCGGGTACGCCTACTTCCTGACCGGCGAAGTGCTCACCACCGATGGGCCGATCCCTGTCGGCCAACTGACCGTCGGTGGTGGGCACGCCGCCGCCGGTCTGCGGATGCGCCCGGCGATGGCGCACTACGACTCCACGTCCGCTGCGGTCGCCGACGTGACCTGCGGGGACGACGAGCACGGCATCTGGCTGGCCGGGTGGGTGCGGCCCGGTGCCACCGACGAGCAGGTCTACGCTCTGCGTGCCGCCGCCCCATCTGGGGACTGGCGCGCGGTGAACGGGAACATGGAACTGATCGCCGCGCACTCGGTGAACAGCCAGGGCTTCCCGGTGCCCCGTGTCGGGGTGAAGAACAAGAGCCAGGTCTCCCTGGTCGCCGCCGGTGTCGTCGCGGGTCAGGCGACCGGGGAGGCCGTGGAGTTCGACGTCGAGGACTTCGCGGACAGGGTCGCGGCAGCCATCGAGGCTCGCCGGACCCGCAAGGAGAAGATGGCGATGCTGGTCGCCCGAGTGGGAGGCTCCTGAGATGGCGTGCAACTGCGGCAAGGCCGCGCAGGCGAAGCAGAACTTCGCTTACACCGACCCCAAGGGCGGACAGAAGGTCTACAAGACCGAGATCGAAGCGCGGGCCGCGCAGATCAGGAACGGGGGCGGCACCTACACTCCGGTGCCCGCCCGCTGATGGCAGGCTGCTGCAAGATCAAGGTGCCGAAGTCCCGCAAGGCTGGTGCATCGAGATCGGCAGCACTGAAGAAGCAGTCCGGCACGAAGGCGGGCCGTCAAGCCCTCCAACGCGCCGCGAAGGTCTCCCACCAGCAGCGCCTGGCACGGGACGCCGCCAAGCGGGCCAAGGCCAGGGCGGCAGCGAAGCGGCGGATGTCCCCGGAGGCCAAGAAGAAGCGGGCGGCAGCGAAGAAGTCCGCTGAGGCGAAGCGCCTCGCCGCGCTGGCGAAGGGGACCCGCTCGATGGGTCCGATCAACATGAGGAAGAAGGCTCCCTGCCCTTGCGGGAAGGGATGAGCGACAGAACCTTGCCCACTCCACACAGGGCGCAGCACCACACAGAAGGGCGCCACGATGACCGCCAACCTCAGTGCCGTGACGGCAGCAGCCCAGACCTACGGTGACGAGCGAGCCGCCGACCAGAAGGCCGTGGACGATGCCCGGCTGAACTCGTTGCAGGGCGACTACGACGCGCTGAAGCGGGACTACGTCTCGCTGACCGCCGAGTACAACGCCTACCGGCAGTCCCACCCGGACACCCCCGTCACTCCACCCACTCCGGAGCCGCCGACGGCGACCACCCTGATGGGCAGCGCGGTCAACGGGCCACTGTTCACCACCCTCGGGTACACCAAGGTCCCGGCCACCCGCGTGTTCCTGCGCCAACTGCCCGCCGGGTCCACCTGGACGAACATCATCGGCGACGGCGGGGCGACCGGTGACCTCAAGGACGGCATCGCTCGGGCCACCGACCTGATCTGGCTGTCCTGCAAGGAGACGGACCCCAAGTTGGTGGACGCCTTCCTGGCGAAGAAGCCCGCCGGGCTGCCGGAGGTCTGGTGGACCCACCACCACGAGCCGGAGAACGACGCCCCCGGCTACACCGCCGCGCAGTACGTGGCCGAGCAGAAGATCATGTCCCCGATCGCCCGCAAGTACGGCTTCAAGTTCGCCACCATCCTGATGCGCTACACGTTCAGTGCCGGGTCGGGCCGGGACTGGCACGACTACTGGCCGGGCGCCGCGTTCGTGGACATCTTCGGCTGCGACTCCTACAACACCGGCAACAAGAAGCAGACGTACTCCGACCCGAAGTCCCAGGTGGACCCGATCCGCTCGGCAGCGGACTCGGTCGGCAAGCCGTGGGCCATCGGGGAGACGGGCGCGTCGATCTTCAACAACCAGCCCGCACCGCGCACCAAGTGGGCGGCGGACCTCAAGGCTGAGGGCATCCGGCAGGGCGCTCGTGCCTTCTTGTGGTGGGACCAGGACTCCTACGTGTTCGACAAGCCGACCGCCGAAGCCTGGCTCGGGAAGCCGTAGCCATGACCCCGCACGGGTACGTCGAGCCGCACCTGTCCGACCACCAGTCATGCATCCGGTTCACGTGCCCGTGCGGGTGGCACAGCATGGCCCTCCGCCCGGAGGCGAAGGGCACGCTGCGGATCATCTGCACCGAGTACCGCGAGCACCAGGACTCAGTACACCCACGTCGTCGGGTTGCTGACGCTGGCGCCGGTGGTGTTGTGACCGGAGTAGTCCCGCCGGTCAACGTGCCGGACCTTCCCGGTTGAACCCTGGTAGCCGATCCCCGCGAACTGCTTCAGCGCCTTCACCTGGCTGGTGCTGGCGATCGGGGACACGTCCGCTGCCGCGCCGTACCGGTGCTGGGACGAGGACGCCCCGCCGACCGCCTGGTTGTGGCCGTCGCAGCGGTAGCCGCTGACGATGGACATGCCGTTCTTGTAGTACTTCGACCGGAGCACTTCAAGGTTCGCCATCAGGATGCGCAGCACCCACTTGTCGTGGCCGACGCTGCCCTCGCCGTTGATCCGGCGGCACGCGCTGTACTTCCCGCCGCACTTGCAGGCGAACTCCGAGAACGAGAAGTGCGCGCTGGCGGTGGACAGCCCGGCCTTGCGCCGGGTGTTCGATGACGTCAGGGCGGCGGACGTGTTCGGCCCGAGCAGCCCGTCGATCACCAGCGGGGAACCGAGGTTCCAGCCCGCCTGGAAGTCCCGGAGCGCCTGCTTGTAGCGGGCGTCGGTGTTGGTCCGCCAGCCCAGCGCGGCCAGGTACGCCTTCGCGGTGGTGCTGCTGATCGTCGCCATCAGAGTTTCCGTCCCTTGGCCTGCTCGCGGACCAGGTCGAGGACGTCAGCGGGGTCCGCCTTACCCTCGCCGTCCTGCACCGGGAGGATGTTGTCGTCGTCCGGCTCGTCCTCTAGGTCGTCGTACCCCTCCGGGTAGTCCTCGTCGGGCGCTGGGTCACCGTGGTCGATGCCCTCGGCCTCGATGGTCTGGTAGGTGCTGTCGTCGCTCATGGGCGCTCCTCTCCATCGCCGAAGGTATACCCCGTGCTCGGAGGGGTGTACGGTTCACGACCAGGAGTTGTCTGCGGCCTTGGTGCCCGGCGGATGCGCGTAGCGCCCCACGTCCAGTACATCCAAGAGGAGCAAGCCGTGGACATCCTGAGCAGCCTTGCAGACCTGTCCGACGAGCGTCTCGCTGAGTACGCGGACGAGGTACGTGCCGCGTTCGACGCGCTGGTCGCGCTCGACGCACCCACCGCCGAGCAGGTCACCGAGGCCGAGAAGTACGCCGAGGCCATCGACGCCATCGCCGTCGAGAACGGCTCCCGCGCCCAGGCCGCTGAGGACCTGGCCGCACGCGCCGCCGCGCTGCGCAGCCGCTTCACCGAGCCGGAGCCGGAGGTCGAGGAGGAGGTCACCGAGCCCGAGGCCGAGGCCACCGAGCCGGAGGTCATCGAGGGCGAGGTCGTGGAGACCGCCCCGCCGGTCGCTGCGAAGGGCGCCGTCGCCACCCTGTCCCGCCGGGTCGCCCGGCCCGTGAAGCCCGCCCCCGCCCGCTCGATGGTGTCCATCACCGCCGCAGCGGACGTCCCGGACTTCGCCACCGGCTCCCGGATCGAGGACCTGGGCACCGTGGGCACCGCGCTGGTCAACCGGATGAAGGGCTTCGGCACCCCGTCCGGCGACGGCCTCACCGAGAACCTTCAGCACTACGGCGTCGCGTCGTTCCGCCTGGACTTCCCGGAGGAACTGACCATCGACCGGCACTCCGACGACATGGAGGTCCTGCTCCGGGCAGCCGACGAGAAGCGGCTCCCCCAGGGCAGCCTGACCGCCTCCGGTGGCTGGTGCGCCCCGTCCGAGACGCTCTACGACCTGTGCGCCGGTGAGACCACCGAGGGCATCCTGTCCGTCCCCGAGGTCAACGTGGCCCGTGGCGGCATCAAGTACACGTCCGGCCCGGACTTCTCCGCGATCTACTCGGCGGTCGGCTTCTGCCAGACCGAGGCGCAGGCCATCGCGGGCACCGCCAAGCCGTGCTTCGAGGTCCCCTGCCCGGCGTTCGTGGAGGTCCGGCTCGACGCCTGCGGCCTCTGCATCAAGGCCCCGATCCTGACCAACGCGGCCTACCCCGAACTGGTGCAGCGCTGGCTGTCCGGCTCCCTGATCGCCCACCAGCACAAGATGAACAGCAAGGTCATCGCGGCCATCGTGACGGCTGCCGGTGCCAGCAAGACGATCACCGCGCTCGGCAGCACCACCGCCGACACGGTGGGCTCGCTGGAACTGATCGCCGACGGCATCCGGTCCAAGTACCGCCTGTCGTTCACCCACACGATGGAGGTCGTCCTCCCGTTCTGGGCCAAGGGCGCGATCCGTCAGGACCTCGGTCTGCGCACCGGCATCGCCGCTGAGGCGGTCACCGACCAGCAGGTCGCAGCGCACTTCGCGGCCCGCAACCTGGCCGTGTCGTTCGTCTACGACTGGCAGGACACCCCGTTCCCGGCTGGCACCGCCCCGGCAGTGGCCTACCCGGCGAACGTGCAGGCGCTCATCTACCCGGCGGGCACCTTCGTCAAGGGCACCAGCGACATCATCAACCTGAACGCCGTCTACGACGCGGCGTCCCTGGCGCAGAACGTCTACACGGCACTGTTCTTCGAGCAGGGCATCCTCGTCGCCAAGATGTGCTACGAGGCCGCGCTGGTCACCGTGCCGATCTGCAACGCCGGTCGCTCGGGCACCCCGAACTTCACCTGCCCCTGATCCGTAGGTGGCCGGGCCGAGTACGCCCTCGGCCCGGCACCCAACGAGAGGAGGCGTGATGGTCACAGGGATCGTGGTTCCGAACCGCATCGACGTACCCGCCATCACCGCGCGTCCCGGCGAACTGCTGGACGCCGCGACCGTGCACGAGGGGCTCGGCTGGCTGGCGCCCGAGGGCATCTTCGAGTCCTTCAACTGCCTGACCACCGACGCAGTCCCGGTGTGGCCCTGCCCGGCCACCACCCTGGCCGCGCCGGTGCAGTCCGCCTCGTCCACGGCGACCACCGGCGGCACCATCCCGGCGGGCACCTACCGCTTCGTGGTCACCGCCATCAACGGTTCCGGCGAGACCATCAAGTCCAACGAGGTCTCCCAGGTCACCACCGGCGCGACGTCCCGGATCACCGTGAACTGGGCTGCTGTGCCGAACGCCACCGGCTACCGCATCTACGGCACCAACGGTGCGTCCGGCTCCCAGGCCAACTACTACGAGGCGTCCGGTGCAGCGGTCTCGCTGATCCTGTCCTCGTGGCCCGGTGCGGGTGTGCAGTCCGGCACCCCACCGACCGCGAACACCGCCGCCACCCACGCCACCAAGACGTTCGAGGTTCCCGGCTGGAACGACGGGGTCCGGTTCGCCGTGTACGGCGGGACGAAGTGCAAGGGCATCGGCTCCGACATGGCTCGGGCGCAGTCCGAGGTCGAGCGGGTGTTCGTCGCCAACGAGTCCGTGGGCGTCGAGCGCGCGCTGATGACGATGCGGCTGGTCGGCGGCGGCGCCTTCCCGGCCACCACCGACCTGACCCCGGCGGGCTCGACCCTGACCCCCGCCGAGGGCCTCGCCTACCTTGAGGCGTACATGGCGGGCAACTACGCCGGTGTCCCGACCATCCACGTCGGGCGCGGGGTCGGCTCGCTGCTGATGACGCAGAACGCCGCCGAGCGCAACGGCAACCTGTTCTTCTCCAAGCAGGGCTCCAAGATCGCCTCCGGTGGCGGGTACGCCAACCCGAACCTCGCTCCCGGCGGCGCGGCGGCAGCGGTCGGCCAGTCGTGGATGTACGCCACCGGCGAGGTCGTCATCGCACGGGGCGACGTGATCTCCCAGGCATCGCTGGACCAGACCACCAACGAGCAGATCGTGCTCGCGGAGCGCGCCTACGTGGCCGCTGTGGACTGCCTCGTCGTCGCCATCAAGGTCGGTCAGGACATCAACCCGGCAGCCACCCTGTGAGAGGAATGCCATGAGCGAGAACGACGTCTACGTGGGCTACGGCGACGACGCCAGCGAGACCGCCACCCTGCTGCTCGCCGCAGCGGAGAAGGAGCACGGGGACCAGACCATCGTGCGGACCGTCGAGGGTGGCTTCATGGTCCCGAAGGACGTCGCCGACGAGGCCGGGGTCGAGTACGACTCCGACGAGGACGAGGTTTCAGAATCTGAAACCGAGGACGAGAAGCCCGCCCCCGCAGCCAAGAAGACC